AAAGCAAGGTGCGATAATTATAAGATGCACCTTTTCTTCCTGAATTTAATCTTTGTGACGGTTTCCACTTGTGTATTCCTTTATCCACAAAACCACCTTTCACAAAGTTATCTTGAAAATGAGCCTTAGCTGCAACACCTATTTTAATAGGCAGTACACGGGTCATCAGGTTTTCAATCCCTTTTTGATTTGCTTTAATGCTATTTAAAAACTGTTCAATCGTCATTTTTTTACTGTTTAAATAACAATATTTGAAAAAAGGTTGTATCTTTGTATTATAAAGAAAGAAATTAAAATATGTGAGTCAGAGTGGGAATCGCCCACTAACATGCGTTATTTTGATTTCTTTCTTTGTTTTGTAACTGCATACGGTTTTTCATATCCTCCTTTGAACACTTCACAATTAAGTAAATATTGTTTTTTGTTGATAATAATATCATAATAGTTATAACTTACTACTCCTCTTTTTTTCTTTTTATCCAAATTCTTTTTAATCTTTTCAGGGTCTCCTTTTTTATATTTTCCAAGTTCTCCCGGTATCGGATTTTTACGTAATGGAAGTTGTTTTACAACATCAATAATCAATAACTTATCATTTGCCGTTTTAAAATGATCCACTACATCTTTTAATGCACCTCTTGTTACTTTAAGATGAAATGTGTCTGTTTTATTACTTTTTACTGCTGGTAACGAATAGCCATTTTCAACTATATTGTTTTCAATCCATTTATAGGCTTTTTTTGTCTCTTCTTTTATTGGGTTAAATGAGATAGTAAATTCTTTTTTGCTTACATTTTCAGCCATATATTTATCAACCGCCTTTTTCGCACCCGGATATGTTTTAGTAAAAAATGGATGCGATTTGCTGAATATCATTCCGTCCTTAGCCGGATTGTTATCTAAGCCTAAAGCAGGTGCATATCTTAAATCACGTCCATTCTTATGAGCCACATTGGTGGCTTTATCCGTTGCCTGTAATCTGCATTTGCAGTTCCACCTGTCGCCCGGCTTATGGCTATTCCAAAATGAAGCATTAACAGGATAAACAACTCCCCAAAATATTTTATGATCTTCTCCCGGAACTATCGAAGTGCTTGGTAGCCATTCAAGGTTTGGAAGCACATCTTTCTCCGCCTCATATTGTTTCCAATCTGCTGCCTGATGAGCCCTGATTACTGCAGTATCATATTCTGTACGCAACCACGATTTTACGTGATGATTTGTAATCGGTAGTACATCTTTTGCAAACTGCGAAAATGGTTTTAAATTTCCTTTGTCATCAAGCAGTTTTGCAGCTATATCATTTTGCATTCTATGTGTTCGGAATGCAGCAAAAACAGCATTGTTTGTCTTTAGTTGATTGATGAATTCTTCTTCGGGATTATACAGCGATAACTCAACACCTTTATCTACTGCATTGTTGAATGTCTTCCATGTTTCGTTGAATAGATTTTCTTCAATATCCGTCATCGGATTAAAGTCTGTTTCGTAAATACGTATAAGTGCTTTTGCAATAGCATCTTCGTCAAAACTAAAACTACTCTCTACTTCAGCAAGGTCACGACATGCATCGCAACCTTGATATAAATCGTTAATTAAAACTCTAAATGAGCCCCGTTGTTGTCCTTCGGGGCTAATCCGAAAAAATCAAGAAAAGAATCAAATAAGTTTTGTTTTTTCTTGTCAACGACTAGTTTTTTTGCAACAGGTTCTTGTTTGTTAGAATTTATCTGTTGCTGTTGCATCTGTTGTGAAACTTGTTTGTCCGCTTCCTTTTGTGCTTTTAATTCGTCGTAATTATCAGGCTTAGGTATTCCGTAAGTTTCATACCAATACTCGTCAGACATTGGAACTTTTTCGCTCACGGCGGTGTCAATTTCAAGTCTTACTTTCAGTTTGTCTATATCCAGCTCTTTTTCAAATTCAAAATTTCCATCTGCAGGAAATCCGTAAGCTTTCAGTACATCTTTAAACCACGGTTTGTTGAGTTCTCTTTCAACAAATTTTAAGTCCGATTTTGTAATTTCAAGTTGTTGGTCTGCATGTGTTTTGCTTTGAGCATATCCGCTAGACTGACTTGATTTACTTGTTTCTGTATTACCCAAAATAGCAATAGACATCTCGTCGTTACAAGCCCCTATCATTCTTGTTTGAAGTTCCCCTGTACCGTTTGATGTTTTACCATCAAGCATTTCGAATTTTGCCTGCTTAGGCACCATCATTGCCAAACTTCCTCCCGACTCGTTCAAAATCTTACGAAGTTCATTTTTTGTTTGCGTGTCGTACGCATCGTAATATATTATTCGTACAGGCTGACCGAATATCTCCACATATTGTGCGAAATCTCCAAAACCTGACCTTTTATAAAGAGCATACAAAGAACATTGTAACAGTTTACCCAAGTCTTTTTCTTTGCCTATTACATTAATAAATTTGTCGGTTGTGTAATCAGTTCCTGTATAATCATATTGCGACTTGGTAATAATTCCTTTCTCAGGCCTAATATGTTTACGTGGAATTTCAACAAAATCAAAATCCTTACCAACCAAAAACTGAACACCTGAAACGCCCCAGTATTTTGACTCCATTATCAACTCTATCAGCCTGCCGAATTTATCGGAGTCTATTAAATCATCAAAGGCATCTACTTTTTTTCCTCTTTTGTCAACAAAGTGTATTTCTTTGTTTTTTACAGCATCTGTTCGTTTTTCTATGATACCGCTTAAATGTCCATCAATAGTCAACACATCGTGATACAAGTCATATAACTGTGTGCGATTTGGTGTATATACACTTTCCGCTCTTTCAATAGCCGATTTTAGTTTTCCTGCATCTTTTCTGTTACGATCAGGTGCAACTTGAGTCATGTCATTAATAATGACATTTTTTGGCATTTTCCCTTTTGTTATTTTTACGTCAGCCATATTTAAAAGAAGTTAGTTTGTTTTGGTAATGAGTTGAAATATACACCGTCGTTGGCTTCGGTTTCAGGAGTTATGTGTGCAAATGGAAGCTGAAGATTTATCTTACCTTCTTGCACATCTTCGAGCCATTTAATGGCGTTTTTATAATCGTCGTAAAACAACTCTGTGTTTACGTTCGGATTGGCTCGTTTAATCAAGAACCATGCAGCAATAGTTTTTATAATCCGCTTAATTGATAAACTTTCCACAGTTGGAGCTGTTTCTCCTAGTCCAAAAATGGCGATAAGGTCATATTTACTTAAATAACCTTTTACGATGTCTTCGGCTGTAGATAACTGGAGTTCTGCTTCTGCATCGCTACCTCGTGTTATCTTGCTTATTATTTCGGGATATAGGTCTGACTGACCCAATTCTTCAACTGTTACTAGCATCTTACATTTTTTTAGAGTTCATTTTTTTTACTGATTCAAATCCTCCCGGTGCGTCCACTGCTTCCATTTCTTGAAGTTTGTAAACACCACCTTCTACCATATCTGGTCCGTCAAGTTTTTTCTGTTTTCTGCTTGCATTCCTGAATTGTGCTTTCAATCTTTTCATGTGTGGATCGTCGGAATACTTTTCGTTAAATATCAAATGGCCGAGTCTATTTATTGGTTCTAGTGTTCCCTCAATTCTGCTCCATTTTTCGGGTTTGTCTCTCTCATCCGGACTGATTGGAAGGAACACACCTGTTTCATTTGCCTGTTGGTAAATAAGAGGCAAAAAAACTTGTTCGTAGAATGGATTTTGAAGCGTGTTATTTTCTATAAATACCCTTACTGTGTCCACGCCTTGTGATTTGCACCACGTATAAAATTCAAACAGATAGGCAATAAATTTGGCATTGCTCATCGTGTCAACCGCACAACGAACCACGTAATTGTCAAAGCCTTTTCTAGCTATTACGCCAATTGCTTTGTCTGATCCGCTTGTTTTATCCTTGTTACTGGTTGCCGGGTCGGCATATATAACAACAGAGCATCGGTTAAGTGGTGGTACTTTTCCATCGCGTAAATCTTTGAATGTATCGCCACCATCCATTGGGTTATTGAAGTATTCCTTTTGAGCCGATTCGTAACTGATAAGAGAAAGTACACGGTCAATATCAGCTTCAGTATTTTTTTGTGGCCATGTTGATTTTCCGTTCTTATCTCTAATATTTACGATTTCAAAAACATCCGCTTTTTCTCCCAACATTTTAACCACGCAATTTTCGTGAATGATATTACCATTTACGACAATTCGGAGTGCATTCGATATGGAACGAGTTGCAAACAGAGCCTGCTCTATCCATGCAAATTTCTGTTTCTGAATATCTTCGTTACGACATTCTTCGTCTGTGTCTATATCATCTATTGTTATGCTGTCAGGTCTGAAATTATCGTTACGTGTACCACGTGGGCTTTCGCCCCAACCCAAGGCACGAAAAGAACATCCTTTTTTAATCGTAAATTCATCTGCATTCCAACTGCCGAAACGCTCCTGACTACCATAATCGTTGATTAAGCGTTGATTGCTTTCAAAACAAGATTTGTATGGCAATAAAAGTCTTTCGGCATTTTTGTGTGAGTTAGATACTAATAGCTTGTTTCGGATTTTACCTGTAACAGCCAGTTTAATGTCTTCCATCATTCCGCGTGCCGACTTAGCTAACTCACGACTCCATGCACGAACAATGAATATTTCTGCTGTGGACATTAATTTTCTTGTTGACTTTTTGTGGAAGTCGGCAGGTTCTGAGCTGTAGAAGTTAGGGAAATAGTATTTAAACCATTCCTCATCGTTTGATTCAAGTCGTTTGATACGTTTTACCTTATCCGCAGGAGTTTCGTTTAGGTCAACAGGTGTTGCCTTTTTAAAATTATCACGGAACGATTGCCACGCTTTTAAGTATTCGCTATCTGATGCTTCGCTTATTCCTTTTGCCATTTTTGTTTTTCAATTTGATGGTTAATAAATAAGTCGAAGTATTCATTTGCCTTTTGTGCGAAATCAAAATCAATGTCACGACAAAAGGTTATAAAGTCACGAGCAATAACAGTTGTTTGACCGATATTGTATTTACGTTCCAAATCGGAAATATCTCGTATAAGCTTACGCCTTACATCTGCTTCTTTAGATGTAGGAAAACGAAAACCTTCATCTCTATTTTTTATAGATGTATTAAAAGCTGCTAACTCGTCGTATAGTTCAGAAAGTCTTTCTGACTTTGAATTGATGAGATTTTTTTTAAGATTATCCCAATGCTCTTCTTTCGACCACTTTGAAATGGTTTGTTCAGACACAGCAATTTTTAACGCAATTTCTTTTTGCGTATAACCCTGCATAAATAAGACTTTCGCTACCTCTCTAAGTTCCTTTTTTGCCATATTGACATAATATTAATAGTACAAATTTGCTTTGTTTTCGTCTATTTATAAAAAATATATGACAGAATGGCAGTTCTTTTTTGTACGTGTATAATTATTCTTGAATTTTGTCTCAGATAACAAGAAAAATGGCACAAACTAAAATCGATAAAGAATTTTGTTTAACGGATAACTCTGTAAATGTGTACGGATATAGATGTCTGACAGAAGGGTTACAACTGGATAGATTTAAACCTGCTATTGGGTTTTTAATGCACAACAGAGAAAATGGTGTGGCAGTTAAGTGGACAGATTTTAGAATAGAAGGAGATAAGTTATATGCAAAACCATCTATAAACTCTACGTTATACCCAGATTTAGCACAACAGATAGAAGAGGGATTTTATGCAGCAGCCTCTTGTGGAAAAATAGTAGCTCTCGAATGGAGCGACGAAGCATCTGATAAAATAGAAGGACAAACAAGTATAACTGTAACAAAATGGTTTCCTAGAGAAGTCTCTATTGTAGATATACCCGGAAATTACAGTGCGTTGGGTAACCTGTACGATGAGCTAGATAATGTGTTAATGGATTTAAGTGATAAAAATATTAATAACCAAAACAAAAACAAAATGCCGGAAGTGAATTTAACAGCCGGGCAAATCAAAATGCTCGACTTATCTGACAATGCAACTGCCGAACAGGTAAGTGTAAAATTGAATGATTTGGTTGATAAAGCAAAAAGGACAGAAACTGCTGAAAAGGCATTGGCTGACTTAAAAGCTGAAACAACAGCCAAAGAAGTGGAACAAATCCTTGAAAAAGGAATGACTGACAAAAAGTTGACTAAAGACTTAGCCGACAAACTACGCAAAACCTATCAAGACAATCCTGCCGGATTAAAAGATTTGGTTGATGCTATGCCTGCACAACAAGTAATCGAAACTAAAGAAGGAGATGAAGTTCCTGAAAAATACAGAGGAAAATCATTCAACGATCTTTACCTAAGCGGTGACTTGTCAGATGTGAAAGAAAACTATCCTGATTTTTACAAAACTCTTAAAAAATAATTGATTATGGCAATTAATTCAGGTGCTATAAGTGCCATTCCAGTAGAAGTATTCGCAACGTATATCGTTGAAAAACTAAGAAAAACAAATCCACATTTGCAATATGCGGTGGACGAGTCAAGTTTTGTTCTTGGCGGTTCTGTGGTTCATATTCCGCAAGCAGGTAACTCACCATCAGTTGTGAAAAATCGTGCGTCTTTCCCTGCGACAGCAGTACAACGTGGTGATTCTCATATTACCTATGCGTTAGATGTATTTACAACAGATCCTACTCATGTTACATGGCATGAAGAAAACGAAAATTCATACGACAAAACAGATTCTGTTTTGAACGACCATGTGGCTACATTAGCCGAAACACTTGGAGATTGGATGATTTATAACTGGGTTCACGGTCTAAAACTTTCAGAAGGAAGTTATGTTGCCGACAATATTCCGGCTGCAAATATCATTGACACTACAGGTGATGCCGTTTCTGTTAATACAGAAGACGGTCAAACAGGAACTCGTAAAGCATTCACATACAAAGAGCTTCAAAAAGCTCAAGCGATGATGAATAAAGCAGGAGTGCCAAAAGAAAACAGATACGCAATGATAGAAAGCTATCAAATGCAACAATTTATTGACTCTTTGAGTGCAAACCAAATGGCTGCCTTCCAACAAAGTGCAGATTTAGCAAATGGAGTTATCGGACAGTTTGCAGGATTTAAAATAATGGAGCGTGCAAGTGTGTTGGCATTTACTGCTGCAGGTGTTATTCAAACACCGGGAGCTGCATTAAATGCAACCGACAACTTAGCTTCTTTGTGTTGGCAAATGAACTCTGTAGCGAAAGCACTTGGAGACACAAAACCATTCCAAGATATGGACAATCCATCTTACTATGGAGATATATTCTCTGCGTTGGTAAAAGGTGGTGGCCGTTGCCGTCGTGCAGACTGGAAAGGTGTATTGGTAATCAGACAAGCTGCTATTCCTGTTGTTCCTCCGGTAGAACCGGAACCAACAATATATGCTGATGTAACAACATTAAGCTTTGTTGCTGCAGGAGAAGCTAAAATAGTAGAAATCGAATGTGCTAATAACACAAGCGTAACTATTACCGGAACAGGATTTACAAAAGCTAAATCAGGAGAAACAATTACTGTAACTGCTGCTGCTAACACAGGAGCTGCAAGAACAGGAACATTGAAGATAACTGATGTTGTAACAGGAGACTTCATTGAAGTTGCCTTGTCACAAGAAGCAGGAGCATAAAAAACCAAGTGTGTGTGAAATGTACTCCGAACTTCTCGGAGGGAGGAGTACATTTTTATTTTTTAATTACTGTTTAAATGAGGAAAATAAACAAAATAATAATTCACTGTACCGCAACTCCTGAAGGTCGTGTAACAACTGTTGCTGATGTAACAGCATGGCACAGACAACGTGGTTTTAACACAATAGGCTATCATTATCTCATTGGATTGAATGGCGAAATTTGGAAAGGTAGAGATGAAAGTATTATTGGAGCTCATTGCGAAGGGCATAATTCAGACAGCATTGGCGTATGCTATGTTGGAGGATTAACAAAAGACGGTAAAATAGCAAAAGACACACGCACTATTTCTCAACAAGCTTCTTTATTAAAATTGATTAAGGAATTGAAAGTAAAATATCCAAATGCTACAATACACGGACACAATGAATTTTCAAATAAATCATGTCCGAGTTTTAATGTAAAAAATTGGATTAAATCAGTTGGTATATGAGTTTATTTGAAATATTAAGCCTTGTATTTAATGTTGTTTTTGGTGGTGGTTTATTGGTGACAATAACAACTTTAAGAGCTCAACGCAAAAAAGCAAATGCAGATGCCAAAGGAGCAGAAGCAACAGCTGAAAGTACTGAACTTGACAATGTGGACAAAGCCGTGAAAATTTGGCGAGACTTAGCTGAAACAATGGAACAACGTAATAATCAAATGCAAAAAAATTACGATGATTTACTTTGTGAAGTTCAATCGCTAAGGATAGAGGTCAAAAAGCAAAATGGTACGATTAATAAAATATTCAAAATTCTCGACTCTGTTAATCACGACAATTTGGAAGAGAAAATAAAAGAAGCGAAAGATGTGGCTTCGTAAAAACAAAAACAATGAGAAAAATACTATTATTATTGATGCTGATTATATCGGCAATAAGCTGTACAACAGCAAAAAAAATAAGTGCGATTCCTATTCAAAAAGATAGTATCGTATATGTTGAAAAATTAGTTCCCGTAACACTTCCTGCCGACAGTTCGTCTGTTTACGCTTTGTTTGAGTGCGATAGTACCAATAAAGTCATAATGAAGGAGCTCACGGAACAAAAAACAAAAAATTTGCAAACATACACAGACTTTAAAACGGACAAAAATAAGATATCTACTTTAGTTTATAAGATAAAGACTGTTCATGATACTATTTATGTGAAGCAAATTGAAAATACTGTTTATAAAGAAAAGCCTATTCCGTACACTGTCGAAAAAGAGATAAATGTACTCCATTGGTGGCAAAAAGTGCTCATGTGGTGCGGAGTTGCATTTGTTATTCTTTTTGCTATCGCGATTTATCGAAAGTTTAAAAAATTAACAGAAATATAGACATGGAAAAATTGAAAGACTATTTTTCAAGATACCCGCAAAGCAAAGAGGTATTTGAAAACAGCGGTGTGTTATTTCACACTCGAGGTGCAGCCGATAGTTTCGGTAATGCATCAGACACAAAGCGTTACACACGTAACGAAATCGAAGCATCGAAAGAAAACGAAGCATCGAAGGATAAAAATGTAGAGACAACAAAACCCAAAAAAAAATAAAACATGGCATTTCCGGGAATAGATATAGAAGTTTCAAACAATAATCTGCAAAGTGCGGTTACTGTTTTAGATGGAGTTCCTGCACTTGTAGCTACTGCTAGTACAGCAGAGCTTATTGGAGCGGTTAAATCTGTATACAGCTTAGCTGATGCAGAATCGAAAGGATATACATTAGCAGCAGAACCGTTTATTCACGGATTGCTTACAGTGTATTATAACGAACTTGGAGGTAATCAATTATTATATGTCATGGGTGTTGCTGAAACAGCAACCATGACAGATGTAGTAACTGCAACAAATGCAAGTGGTTTAATTAAGTTGCTAAATGCACATACAGACGTAAATTTAGTGGGAGTTGCTCGTAAACCTGCAACAGGTTATGATGGAGGAGAAGCATTCCTTGACTCGGATGTTGCAGCTGCTGTTACAGCAAGTAAAACTTTGTGCCAAGCTCGTCAGGCAGCCAACATGCCTATTCGATTATTTATCGAAGGTCGTGTTGAAAATGAAGATGCCGTAAATGCTTATAGTCCTAACACAGGCACGAATAATTACGCTGCTGTTGTTCTTGGTGGTACAGTTGCAAATGGTTCTGCTGCCGTTACACTTGCTTTAGCTCGTGCTGTTAAGTATGATGCTCACATCAAACTTGGTAGCGGACAAAACGGAGCATTGTCGGTCGATAAAATTTATATCGGAACAAAAAGCATTGATTTGAGAACTGACATGGAAACATTGCACGATGCAGGTTTCCTAACATTCCACAAACGTGCAGGTGTATCCGGTTATTTTTTCGGGCGTGACAATATGTGTTCTACTGATGACTTCAATATCCTGGTGCATGGTCGTGTGATTGACAAAGCACAACGCATTGCTGCTGTTTCCATGACACCATACGTCGAAGACAATGTAAGAATCAACAGCGATGGAACAATTAACGAAAACGATGCAAAATATCTTGAAAGCGTTATTAAAACGGCTATTCAGTCAAAAATGAGCGGACAAATTTCTGATGTGAAAGTCGTTATTGACACAACTCAAAACATCGTTGAAACTTCAACGCTTGCCATTCAGGTATCCGTTCTTCC